TACGACTTTAGGTATTTGTCTAGGCTCACCAGTTAAAGGTCCACCTTGTATAGCGGCATCTATAGGTAAAGTTTTTAGTGTAGGTGTAAAAGCATATCCTATAAATGCCTGACTCAACCCACTCTTCACAGCACTAGCATCTATCTCTGCACTTGCAACTGTAAACTCTCCCAAAAAATCATTACCATTTGTTGCTTTTACCACAGCATTATTTGCAAAATGAGAACCTAAACTTCCAAAAACACTAGCACTACCACTAAATGTATTACAGAAATCCATAGGCATATCTGTTTGAAACTCTTCTAAAAAGAATTTAGTAGTGCCTGATCCATCATCTCTAGCACAAACAACAAACAATCTTTCATGCACTGAGCAGATACTATGCCACAATCCTTGTGTATCCCACAAACTCCACCCTGCTTTTTGATCTCCTCTTACAGAATAGAACACAGCTATAGTGCCATCATTATTTATAAGAAAAGCATATGACTCACTTCTATTCAAAGCACCTTTGATAGATGTTTGCTGAACTGGATCTAGTATAAGATGTGGTGCAAGACCTGATACAGCAACAGAAGTATAAGCACCTTCTGAGTCTGAGAATAAAAACTCTCTCATAGCACTACCAGTTTTCTGTATAAATAATGTAGCACCATCAAATACTGTAGGTCTAACAAAGCTAGATCCAAAAGGTGTCTGCCTTCTAATCTGTGCATTAGCAGGTGTGACTGGTTTATTAGCAACAGTAGGAATAAACAACTCAGCACCAGTAGTAAATATCTGTAGATCTCTATTAGATACTAAATGTCTTATAGAAAATATTTCACCAACATTAGCAGTTAAATCAAGAGCATCATTATCTTCTGCATCACCTATATCAAAGTTAAAAAACAA